GATAAAAAAAGAATGGGTTATACAGACGGTGAAAAAGTTGTAGACCCTATGAAAGAAGCTATAAATAATATAATGGGTTTAGGAGTTTCAAAAGAAGAAGTAAATATTATACAAAATAATACTATGTCTTCTCCTGAAGTAAGAAAAATTATTAATAGAGTAGAAAAAGAAACCAGTGCAGAACCCGGAAATGTATTTACTCTTTTTAATGCTGTTGTTAAAAAAGAAGAACCAAGAGTACAGAAAGCCATGGGTAAATTAGTAGGAAATCAAAAAGAAATAGACGCTAATAAAGATGGTGAAATTACTGGTGAAGATTTTAAATTACTTCAAAAAGCTGAAGGTGGGTCAATGGATGACCAAATGTTAATGGTCATGACACCACCAATGGAATCTGAAATGGAACCTGATGGAGAAATGGAAGATAACTACACAAGATTTATAATGGAAGAAGCATTAAGCTGAAGAAGAAGAAGATATGCTAACTTCCAAACTAGAACAAGATGAGGAACTATCTATGTTATTTGATAAGATAATAGATGTTGCTCAAGAATTTGCTGGGTCTGGTCCTGTTGAAGGTCCGGGTTCAGGAGTCTCTGACAGTATACCTGCTAGGTTGTCTGATGGAGAATTTGTCTTTACTGCAAAAGCTGTAGAAGAAATCGGAGAAGACAGTTTAATGTCTATGATGAAAGAAGCTGAAGCTGCTGCAGATGAAAGACAAGGTTTAGTAACTGGTGGACCAGTGACTGATGTTGAAGAAGAAAGAGTTGTATCAGAACCTTTACAGGCTCCAGTACAACAAGAAATTAATGTTACTAAAACAACTGTGGATTCTCCTGCTATTGCAAGAGATGAAGAGGATTTATTAGGTGACGGAGTTAAAATGTCTATGCTTAGTCAAAGCAGGAACATCTAATACTAAACCAACTAACGATAAAGCTACCTGAATTAATTACTCAGCCCTTTATCATTTTAATAACCGAAAGGCTACCTTTACAAACAAGCCCTCTAGTCGACATAGAGCTACCTTGTGAAACAAGCCCTGAGTAGGAGAAAAGAAAATGACTAATACAGTCCAACAGGAAGAACAAGCGAATCCTTATAACGCAAAGAAAGATTACCACGTAGAAGATAAACCTTTTACCCCTGCTAATCAATTATATTTTGAAGAGCCTTCTGAAAAGAATAAACTCTTTGATAGTGATGACATTACTGAAGTTAAGTCTACAGATAATGTTAAAACAGAAAATCTGGATACTCCTTATAAGAAACCAGATTATAAAAAAAGATATGATGATTTAAAAAAGCATTACGATAGTAAGCTTAACGAGTTTAAATCTAGAGAACAAGAGTTAATTGAAGAGGCTACTAGTAATAGAACCGAATACAAAGCTCCTAAATCTCCAGAAGAACTAGAAGAGTTTAAAAATAACTATCCTGATGTTTACGAAGTTGTAGAAACCGTTGCTCATATGCAATCGGAGACTAAAGCAAAAGTTCTAGAAGAACGCCTTAGTAAACTCCAAGAACGTGAGAATCAGTTAGTACGACAGAGTGCAGAGAAAAGATTAATGGAAAGACATCCTGATTTTGAAGATATCAGAAATAGCGATGACTTTCATGGTTGGGCAAAAGAACAGCCTAAGTCTATCCAAGACTGGATATACTCAAACGCTTCTGATGCTGACCTAGCTTCACGTGCTTTAGACTTGTTTAAAAAGGATTTTGGAATTGAACCTACTAAGACTGAGTCATCTTCTAAACAGACTAGAAAATCTGCTGCTGATATGGTTTCTACTAAAACAAAAAGTATAGAACCTAATCAACAAAAGGTTTGGTCTGAAAAGGAGATTGCTGCAATGAGTGTTGCTGAATTTGATAAATTTGAAAAAGAGATATCAGATGCAATGCAAGAAGGCAGAATCGTAAAATAACTATTATAACTAAAGGAATATATCATGGCTCAATATTTTGAACCCTCAACTGATACCGATGCAAACTTTGCAAACTCCGTTAGTGGACAAACTAATAGTTTCTTCCTACCTTCCATATACTCTAAGAAAGTTCTTAACTTTTTCAGAAAGGCAAGTGTAGTTGAAGCTATTACTAACACCGACTATGCCGGTGAGATATCTGCTTACGGAGACTCTGTAAAAATCATTGGTGAACCAGTAATCTCTGTATCTGACTATACAAGAGGTTCTGACACAACTGCAACTAAACTAACTGATGCTGAAACAACTCTTGTTGTTGATAGTGCTAAAGCTTTCAAATTCATCGTAGATGATATTGAAACTAAAATGTCACATGTCAACTTCAAAGAAGTAGCTTCATCATCTGCTGCGTATGCTCTTAAAGATGCATATGATGCTGCTGTTCTAGCAACTATGTTTGCTGGATGTTCAGCTTCATCACCTGACCACATTATTGGTTCAGACAGTGCAACTGCTGATGCAACATTAGGACACGCTACTAACTCTGTAGACCTATTAGGTTCAGACGGAACTGGTGTAGATGCAATTGACCTTATGGCAAGATTTGCTAAACTATTAGACGAACAAAATGTACCTGAAGAAGGTAGATGGTTCGTAGCTCCTCCTTCATTCTATGAAGAATTAGCTAAAGCTGACTCTAAGTTAATGTCTGTTGACTTTAACGCTGGACAAGGCTCTATCAGAAATGGCTTAGTATCAAGTGGTAAACTAAGAGGATTTGACATGTACAAATCTAACAACGTTGCTGCTACATCTAACGCTACTGGTAAATGTATGGCTGGTCACATTTCATCAACTGCTACTGCTAATACTATTCTTTCAACTGAAGTGTTGAGAGACCCATCATCATTTGGTGATATAGTAAGAGGCTTACATGTCTATGGTGCGAAAGTACTTAGAGATGATGCTTTATGTAGTGCATTCTATGTAATTGACTAATTGTCACTCGGGGGGTCTTAATTGACCCTCCACTTTTTAAACAGGGAAATAAAATGAAAGATAAAATGAAAAGAAAAGGTTACATGATGGGTAATAAAGTAGAAAGAAAACCTATGATGAAAGGACGTATGGCTTACAGGTATGGTGGAGATGTTAAGATGGACGGATGTCAGCCTGTATATAATGGAACACCAAAAGCTAAAGCTAACTAATTATGAAAGTTAAAGCACCAAAAGGACACCATTGGATGAAACAAAAAAATGGTACGTTTAAATTAATGAAACACACAGGTAAGTTTGTAAAACATAAGGGTGCAAGTTTAGAAGCAAACTTTCCAATTCAAAAGGTTCATAAAAAATAATGGCTACAACATATCTTGACATAACAAACGAAGCACTAAGAGAACTTAATGAGATTCCTTTAACGTCTGCAAACTTTGCAAACGCTACAGGTATTCAAAAGTTTGTTAAAGATAGTGTGAACAAATCAATCTTTGATATAGCCAATGAAGAACCACAGTTACCTTTCTTTGCTGCTAATGTCAGTGGAAGTACTGACCCTTTCTATGGGAACGTAACAGTACCTACTGTAGCAGGAACAAGATGGTATACTTTAAAGTCTGATAGTTCTAGTATTACTACAGACTATGCATCAATAGATTGGGATGATTTTTATGTCACAACTATTAACGTATCAGGAGAAACAACACCTTATGTCTCTAAAGGATTAAGATTTTTAACTCTTGCTGATTGGAAAAGATACTATAGAGACAGTGAGAATGCAGATGATGCAGATACTCAAAACCATGGAGAACCACAGTTTGTTATTAAGTCTCCAGATAATAGAAAGTTTGGATTAAGTCCAATACCTGACAAGGTTTATAATGTACACTTTTATGCTTTCGTAAGACCGACTGCATTATCAGCTTATGATGATACAATCACTTTACCAGAGCAATACAGTAATATAATAACAGCTAGAGTTCGTTATTACATTTGGCAGTTTAAAGAAAGCCCACAACAAGCAGCTTTCGCATTGGATGATTATAAAAAAGGTATGAAGTATATGAAATCTAATCTTATGAATCCAGCTCCAAAGTATATGACAGACGATAGAACTTACTTCTAATATATGGCACGTTCACAACCTTATACTGTTGCATGTAGTGGTGGCTTAGTTAAATCAGCTAACTCAATTGATTTGCTTAAAAGCCCCGGAGTTGCAAGAGAACTTAGAAACTTTGAAGTCTCTATAGAGGGTGGTTATAGACGTATTAATGGCTTTACTAAGTTTGGTAGTAATCAACCTTCAGGAAGTGCTACAACTATATTAGGTGTAATGCCTTATGCAGATGGAGTTGTAGTTTGTACAAGTACTAATATATACTTTACACAAGATGGAACTACTTACTTACAGATAAATAAATTATCTCATAGTAGTGGAGATAACTACTCAACCTTTACAGGTAAAAGTGTTACAGCTAGAACTGGACAAGGGCAAATACAATTTGCAATGTTTGAAGGTGCTGCACAAGATTATGGTACAGTAATTATAGCTGATGGAGCTAATAAACCTTTTAGTTTTAGAATGGAAGGTACAGGAGCTTTAAGTTCTAGAACATATTTTACAGAAGAAGTAACAGTTACAGGAACTAAATACTCTACTTTTATAACTTCACATGACCATCACTTAATAGCTGCTGGTGTAGAAGATAACGAGAATACAGTTTACTATAGTGTTTATAATGACCCATCAGACTTCGGTGGTACTGGAGCAGGTTCAGTAACTATATCAGATAAAGTAGTAGGTGTCAAGGGTTTCCGTACAGATTTATTTATATTTTGTGAAAATAGTATTCATAAACTTATAAACATAAACGATAGTCAAACTGTAGCAGTTGTACCAGTTGCAGAGAACGTAGGTTGTTTAAGTGGTTATAGTATTCAAGAGATTGGTGGTGACTTAATCTTCTTAGCACCAGATGGACTAAGAACAGTTGCTGGTACAGCGAGAATTGGTGACGTTGAGTTAGGTACAGTTAGTAAAGCTATACAGCCTTTAGTAACAAGTTTAGCTGAAAACATAAACAACTACACTATAAGCAGTTTAGTGTTAAGAGAAAAATCACAGTATAGATTATTCTATACAGACACAACAGAACCAGCAGCTCAACAAAAAGGAATTATAGGAACATTGAGACCGGAAGGGTTTCAGTGGTCAGAGACAAGAGGAATAGAAGTAACAGAAATAGGTTCAGGATTTGATGCGAATGGTGTGGAAAAATATTATCACGGTTCTACTACAGGCTATGTGTATATACACGATTCAGGTAATGATTTTGATGGAACTAACGTCTTAGCAAGATATGCTACACCTGATTATGATTATGGTGATTTAGGAACTTTAAAAACTTTACACTATTTAAAAGTTTCTTCAAGTGCTGAAGGTATTGTAGAACCTGATGTACAAGTTAGATTTGAATATGGTAATACGGATATACCGCAACCTCCTGAACTATTTGACTTAGGAACAATAAATCCTCCATCAATATTTGGTGAAGCTTTATTTAATACTAACGTCTTTGGAGGAGCAGAAAATCCAATGATAAGAGTACCGTTACAGGGAAGTGGAACAAGTAATAATTTTACATTTATAAGTGAGGACAACAAAGCTCCATATACTATTAATGGTTTATATGTAGACTTTATACCTTCAGGCAGGAGATAAAAACAAATGGCAATAACAAAAGTAACAAGAACTCTTTTAAGTACGGGTATTGTAGATAATAGTAATGCAACAGCTATAACTATTGATAGTAGTGAGCAAGTTGGAATTGGAGTTAGTCCTTCAAATAAACTAGAAATCCAACATGGAACTATTGGAACAGGTAATGGCTCAAATAATACACTAGCACTTAGATATAATTCTACTACTTTGTATGGTCAACATTACATGGATGCTAATGGTTTTTATCATATAAGAGCTGATGCACAAGGCGTTTCAGGTGGTAATTTAATTTTAGGTGGAGATGCATCTGTACAAATATGGACAGGTAGTACTCCTGAACGTAGGGTTACAGTTGATACCTCAGGCAACTTGTTAGTGGGTAAGACTTCATCTGCTTTTGGTACAGCAGGTGTTCAAGCTAGTGCTAGTAATGGTTTGTGGTCTACAAGGTCTAGTTTGCCACCTTTAGCATTAAATCTCTTATCATCAGATGGTTCTATTGTAGATTTTTACAAAGATGGCTCACCAGTTGGAAGTATTGGTACTGTAAACTCTACTTTAGTTATTGGTTCTGGAGATACTGGTCTTTTGTTTAGTTCTGGTGATGATGTAATAATTCCAAGAAACTCGTCAACTGCTGCAAGAGATGCTGCTATTGACTTAGGTGATGCTACTAATAGATTCAAAGACCTCTACCTTTCAAGCAAAGTTAATCTTGGTGATACAAACAGAAACTTAATATATAGGTCAGCTAATAATGATATTTTATTAGAAGCTGCTAGTGGTTTATTTTATAGACAGGATATAGGCAACACTAATCATTCTTGGTTTACTGGAAATTCAGAAAGGATGCGTATTGATAGTTCAGGCAGGGTAATGGTAAACCAAACAGCAGCTTCAGCAGCTAGTGCTGGTGTTAAAATGCAAGTGAATACTGATATTTTAAGTAGAGGAACATTCGCAGGATATTTTTGGGAAAACAGAAGTGGTATAACTATAGGTTCATTAACTGGATGGGGTGGTTGGTACTCAACTGGAACTTCAGTTCATTCTTTATATAGTGATGGTAATAACATAGTTAGTATTAATCGTTCATCAGGAGCATATACTGCTCTTTCTGATAAAAATAAAAAGAAAGATTTTGAAGATTCAACTGTAGGTTTAACTGAAGTAATGCAACTACAACCAAAAAAATTCAGAATGATAGATGATGCAGATGATGCTCCTAAAAAATTAGGTTTTGTAGCACAAGATGTTGAAAATATAATACCTGAGGCTTATTTTGAAGATACAAATGAAGATGCAAGTGGAGTTGAAAGTACTTTTATTGGACTTACAGACAGACCAATTATTGCTGCTTTAACTAAAGCTATACAAGAACAACAAACAATAATAGACGATTTAAAAACTAGAATAGAAACATTGGAGAGTGCATAATGGCAGGATATACAAGACAAAGTACATTCGCAGATGGAGATACAATTACTGCTGCTTTATTTAATAACGAATATAATCAGTTAGTAAACGCATTTAGTAATACCTCTGGTCACAGCCATGATGGTACAGCAGCTAGTGGACCAGTTATAGGATTAATTGGTGATGCTGGTGAAACTTCTCCAAACAATAAAGTCTTAATAGACACAACAAATAACTACATAGAATTTTATGTTGAGGTATCTTCAGCACCTGTACAACAATTATACATAGCTGATGGAGCTATTATACCTGTAACAGACAGTGATATAGATTTAGGTACAACAAGTTTAAGATTCAAAGATACATATACAGATACTATTACAACTACAGGTAATGTAGCAGTAGGTGGTAATCTAACAGTTACAGGTACTACAACTTTTAACGGTGGTACAATCACTATGGGTGATGCAGCTACTGATAACGTAGTTTTTGGTGCTGACGTAGACTCTAACATTATCCCAGACGATGATGACAGCTATGACCTTGGTAGTTCTTCACAAGAGTGGAGAAACCTTTACATAGATGGTACTGCAAACATTGATAGCCTTGTAGCTGATACAGCAGACATTAACGGTGGTACTATTGATGGTGCTATTATTGGTGGTTCAAGTGCTGCAGCTATTACAGGTACTACAATTACAGGTACAAGCTTTGTAATTGGTAGTGCTGATATCTCTGAAGCAGAGTTAGAAATACTAGACGGTGCTACAGTAACTACAGATGAACTTAATATCCTTGATGGAGTTACAGCTACAACTGCAGAACTTAATCTCATGGATGGTGTTACAAGCACTACAGCAGAGTTAAACATCCTTGACGGTGTTACAAGTACAGCAGCAGAATTAAACATACTTGATGGAGTTACATCAACTGCAGCAGAACTAAATATCCTAGATGGCGTTACAAGCACTGCTGCTGAATTAAATTTATTAGATGGAGTAACTGCTACAACTGATGAATTAAACATCTTAGATGGCGTTACAGCGAGTGCAGGAGACATTAACTTAATAGATGGTATAACTAACGGAACTGTTATAGCAAGTAAAGCTATTATCACAGATGCTAACAAAGACATTACAGGTGGTAGAAACATAACCATTAGTGGTGAATTAGATGCAGCTACCTTAGACATATCAGGTGATGCTGACATTGATGGAACTTTAGAAGCTGATGCAATCACTATAGGTGGTATAACTCTAGCAGAAACTATATCAGATACTGTTGGAGCAATGGTATCTAGCAACACAGAAACAAACATAACAGTTACTTACGATGATGCTGACAATACATTAGACTTTGTAATTGGCACACTTAACCAAGATACAACTGGTAACGCTGCAACAGCTACAGCATTAGAAACAGCTAGAACTATTCATGGTGTATCTTTTGATGGTACAGCTAACATAGACTTATCAGAAGTTATAGCTGATACAGTTGGTGCAATGGTATCAAGTAATACTGAAACAAATATTACAGTAGCTTACCAAGACGATGACAATACTTTAGACTTTACAATCGGTACACTGAATCAAGATACTACAGGTAATGCAGCTACTGCAACAGCTTTAGAGACTGCAAGAACTATTGGTGGTACAAGCTTTGATGGAACAGCTAATATTGCAGTTAATTTATCTGCTACAGCTACAGCCCTAGCTACTGCTAGAACTATAGGTGGTGTAAGCTTTGATGGTACTGCTAATATAGTACCTACAACTTTTAACGCTGCAACATTCTCTGGAGACTTAAATGTTGACAGTGGTGTATTGTTTGCAGATGTTAGTACTAATAGAGTTGGTATCAATCAAACTACTCCAGATGTTTCATTAGACTTAGGAGCTAATACAGATGCTGTACATATACCTAGTGGTACAACAGCACAGAGACCAGCAAGTCCTGCAGCAGGTTACTTTAGATATAACTCAACTACTGGAGACTTTGAAGGCTATACAGATGCTTGGGGTGCTATTGCTGGAGGTGGTGGTGGAACTGCTCCTGCTATAGATACTATGACAGGTGATGGCAGTGATACAACACTTACACTTACTTCTGCACCAGCTAATGAAAATGCTACAGTAGTTACTATTGATGGTGTTGTTCAACATAAAGATACTTATTCAGTATCCGGTAATACTTTAACATTCTCTGAAGCTCCTCCAACTGGAACAGCAGTAGAATGTATTACATGGACTAACACAGCAGTTAACTCAGCACTTCTTATGCAAGATGCTGACGGTGATACACAGATTCAAGTAGAAGAAAGTTCAGACGAAGATAAGATTAGATTTGATACTGGTGGAACTGAAAGAATGATTATTGATTCTACTGGTGTTGGAATTGGAACTAGTAGTCCTTCAGAAAAGCTATCAATTTTAGGAGGTCATGTTTCAGTAGGAGATAGTACAGGTGCAAATGGAACAGAGTTTTTATTAGAAGGATATAGAGAAATTTACAATGCAGCTAAATATGGAAACACAAGCATAAGAACAACTTATAGTACAACTACAAATGCTTCTGATATGTTGTTCTATACAGCTTCAGGTGGCACTAATACAGCAGAAGCCATGCGTATTGATTCTTCAGGCAACTTGTTGGTGGGTAAGACTTCTTCTAGTATTACAAATACAGGTACAACTTTTGAATCAGGTGGTCGTTTCTTTACAACAGCAAATGGGCAAGAAGCTGCTATTTTAAATCGTCAAACATCTGACGGAGACATCCTTCAATTTCGTAAAGATAATACAACAACAGTTGGAAGTATTTATAGTAGTGGTGGTCTATATACGGCTTTTAATAGTGAAGGTGGTACAGGTTATTTAAGTATTGCTGGTAATGATATATATGCTTGGGACACAGTAAGAATTTATCCCACTACAGATAATGCTAAAGATTTAGGTTTATTATCTAAAAGGTTTGATGACATTTTTGCTACCAACGGAACTATACAAACTTCAGACAGAAACGAGAAACAAGATATAGAAGCTTTAACAGATGCAGAAACTAGAGTAGCTGTTGCAGCTAAAGGACTACTTAGAAAATTCAGATGGCAGTCTGCTGTTGAAGAAAAAGGTGATGAAGCTAGAACCCACTTTGGAATCATAGCTCAAGATTTACAAGATGCTTTTACTGCTGAAGGATTAGATGCAGGTGATTATGCTATGTTTATTAGCGACACTTGGACTGATGATGACGGAGTAGAACAAACAAGACTAGGAGTACGTTATAGCGAACTTCTAGCATTTATTATTGCAGCAATTTAATTTAAAAGGAGAATAATTATGGCAATTGGATATACTTGGGATGTTTCAACAGTTGATACTTACCCAACACTAGATAGTAATGCAGACGTTGTTTATAACGTGCATTGGAGATTAACAGCAGAAGACGATGCTAATCAGGATGCTGATGGTAACAACTGGACTGCTACATCATACGGAACACAATCTGTAGATACTTCAGACTTGTCAAGCTTTACAGCTTTTGCAGATTTATCTGCTTCAGACGTACAAGGTTGGGTTGAAACAGCTATGGGTAGTGATGCTGTAACAGCTATGAAGTCTGGACTAGATGCTCAAATCGCATTACTTATCACACCAACATCCGTTACTAAAACAATCGGATAAAAACACTATGGAACTAACACCTTATTTATTTTGGAATATATTTATAACTTTGGTGTTAGCACCAGTGCTTTACAGCATTAGACAAAACACAGAAGAGGCTAAACGCCTTGACATACTCTTAAACAAAACTCGTGAAGAGATAGCTAGAGAGTATGTAACCAAAAACGAAGTTAAAGATGACATGGGAATCCTCATGGATAGGATAGATAAAATCGGAGAAAAGCTTGACAAACTCTTTGAAGTCAAGTAAAATAGGTATAAAACACTATGAAAAATAAAAAGAAAAGAACAAAAAAGTATAAAGGTAAGTACGTTACTGCTGATAGAGTTGATATGTCTAAAGGTGGTAGAGTGGGTTATCAAAAAGGTAAAAGAGTAAGAGACCTTAATGACCCTACTGGTCAAACTTTTTTAGACCCAAAAGATGTTCCTAACATGAAAGTAGGAAATCAAGAACCTAGAAATAATACACCTGCACCACCTATAGAAAATAGAGCAGCACCTACTACATTTCAACAAGCTCCAATAGAGTCTAAAAGACCTGATGTTGTTCAACCTAAAGTTATATCTAAACAACCTATTACACCTCCACAACAAGAAAGATTTATTGAAAACATAGATAATGTTTCAGATAATATAGATACTACATTTAGACAAGCTCCAACAACTGGTAAAGGCTCTGACCAAATGTTTATTGGTAGAGAAGGTGATGTTAGACCTCAAGCTGGACAAGCTTCACAAGCTGCTATTACTACTGTTGAAGATGGAAATATAGGAGCAGAAACAAATCAAAGAGGTAGGGGTAGAGGTGGAGAACCTTGGTGGAAACAAAGAGGATATAGAAGTTCTAAAGAAGCTATGGATGATGGGTGGAACTATAGTAAAGATGCAGGTACTTGGGTACAAAGTGGTACAGGTGGTACAGACACTGGAGAAGATTCAAAGTTTAATGTAGGAGATACAAAAATTGTAAATGGTTTTTTACATGTATATACTCCTAATGGTTGGGTTAATACAGGAACAAAACCCGGTGAAAACAATAATCAAGAACAAGAAGAAGTAGAAAAAGAATTAGTAACTGCAAGAGGTAGAGCTGAACAAATATTACAAGGTGATATGACTGGTATACCTATGGCTGAAGCTCCTCAACAAGTAGAAGTAGGAGAGTTAGGTGAAGCTAAGACTATGGAAGAAAGAGAAGCTCTTGAAGCTGAGACTGCTGAAATAGAAGCAGCTCCAGAAGCTGCAACAATAGAAGACGTAGAAACTGTAAAAACTCCAGAACAATTACAAGCTGAAACTTATAGAGCTGAACAAGTCGGAGTTACTCCTGATGTTGAATTATCACAAGGAGAAATACAAGAAAATGCACTTGCAAAAGCTGCTAAAGTTGATAGAGTTGCACCAATTGAAGGTGTTGAAGTTGAGATACCAGAAGGTGCTTTAGCTGAAAGAGTTGTAGGAGTTATTAGTGAAGGTGCTAAAGCTACAGCAGCTATTAACGCTGGTACAAGCTTGTCAAGAATTACAAGAGCTAAGAAACAATTAAGTAGAGCTGGACTATCTGATGAAGATATACAAGAGATAGGTAATGACCCTGAAGCTTTAGAAGATAGACTAGCAGACTTTAGTGAAGAACAAAGAGGTATCATAGAAGGATTACCTGAAGAAGCTTTAGTATCTACACAGATAAATGGTTTGTTAGAAGGTATGGAAAATGGTGAGATACCTACATGGGCTAGACCTGCTGTGGCACAAGTAGAACAGATGTTAGCTAGAAGAGGTATGTCAGCTTCTACAGTTGGTAGAGATAGTTTATTTAATGCTATTATTCAATCAGCTATGCCTATAGCTCAAAGCAACGCACAAGCCATACAACAAAGTGTTAGTCAACAAAAGACTATAGAAGCTCAAACTGCTGAAGCAAACGCACAGAGAGTACAACAAACAGCTTTAACAAATGCACAGAATGTGTTTAATATGGACATGGCTCAGTTTAATGCTGACCAACAAACATCTTTATCTAACAGTAAATTTATGCAGACTGTTGGTATAACTAACGCTAATAATGCACAACAAGCAACAATACAAAATGCTGTATTAATGTCACAAGCTAATTTAGCTGAAGCAGACTTTTATCAGAAAGCACAGATAAATAATGCTAATGCTTTTTTGAATATGGATTTAACTAATCTTAATAATGCACAACAAGTTAATGTGCTAAAGGCTCAACAAGAACAACAAAGATTACTTTCTAATCAAGCTGCTAATAATGCTGCAGCACAGTTTAATGCAACAAGTGAAAATCAAACACGACAGTTTATGACTAGTATATCTGCACAAGTAGAACAGTTTAATGCAGCTCAAATGAATACTACTGCACAATTTAATGTTCAACAAAAAAATGCTAGAGATGCTTTAAATTTTCAAGTTGAAGCTGATTTAGAAAAAGCTAATGCTGCTATGGTAAATCAAATTAATCAGTTTAATGAGCAGAATGCTTTTGAAAGAGATAAGTTTAATACAGCTAATGCACAGGCTATTGAACAATCTAATTTAGCATGGAGAAGACAAGCTAATATGGCAAATACTGCAGCAGCTAACCAAGTCAATATGCAAAACGTACAAAATGCTTTTAATATGACTTCACAAGCTCAATCATTTTTATGGCAAGAACTAAGAGACCAAGCTAACTATACTTTTCAAGCTGCAGAAAATGAAGAAAACAGAAAAGCTCAATTATATGCACAGGCTTTAGCTAACGAAGGTGGGTCTGCTGAAAATTGGAAAAACAATATAAGTTCTGTAGGAACATTAATTAATACCATCTTTGGTGGAACATAGGAGAATATTATGGGATGGAATCCTTTTAAAAGTTTAAAAAAAATTGTAAAAAAAATTGGTAAAGGTATTAAAAAAATTGGTAAAGGTCTTAAAAAAGTAATGGGTAAAATTATGAAGCCCTTTGCAAAGTTAGGTATTGTTGGGCAAATAGCTTTAGGATTTTTAATGCCTTGGGCTGCGGGTGCTGTTTTTAGTGGTTTTGGCACACTAGCAACAACTATGGCTGGGAGTAGTAATTTATTTATTAAAGCTGCTGGTACAGTTATGAAAGGTATTCATGCAGGAGCTACTGCAGTTAAAGGAGCTTTTACTAAAGTTACTGATGCAATTAGTGGTGGATTAGAAACTGTTACTGGTAAAGCTAAAGAAATGTTTGGTATTAATGCAGATGCTTCAGACTTTGTAAAGAATGCTCCTGATATGAAAGAGTTTGATTTAGGTAGTAATTTATCTGAAAAAGCTGTAGCAGATGTGGCAGCTTCAAAAACTGTAGAAGGTCAATTAGCTTCTACTATTCCTGATGCAATTGGTAAAGTTACTAAAGATGTTATTGGAGATATTTCAAAACAAGCAACAGAAAAAACTTTAGTAGGTAATGTTAAACAAGCAGTACTTGATGCTCCCGGAAAACTTGTAGAAGGTACGATTGCTAGTGCAACAGCAGGAGTTCAAGAAGGTGTAGCACGTTCTATATCACCAGAAGGAGATGTCATTTATCCTCAAAACATTGTAGATATGATAGGAAGTACTCCAAACTATAATACTGTATATAACGAAACAGACTTAGTAGCCGAAGATGCAAAATTACAAAGTCAAGGTGGAATGTTTGGAGGGTTGGTACACGGTGCAAGTGTACAATCAGATTCTAATTTTGGTTTGCAGGATAGTGTTTGGACTAGTTATATGCAAGGAGTTAAATAATAATGGAAAAAGAATATAAAAACTTTGACCAAGAAGGATTAGAGTTTTTAGCAAATAATGGTAGACCAATACCCGGTTCTTCTTTAACTAATAGTCCTGAAGCACCTTATGTTTGGGAACAAGCACCACAGTTTGTAGAGTTACAACCTGCTATAGATGCACTGTTTTTAGAACTTACAGAGCCTGAAGCTTATCATTCTACTATGGATTTAGTTAGAAACGGTATGTCTATAGGAGATATATCACAGATAATACTTACAGATGGTTTTCAAAAAGGAATGTGGAATCCAGATTTATTAATGTTATTATTAGAACCTACTATGTATATGATTATAGCGTTTGCAGAAAAAGCAGGTATACAAGATTACATTACTTATGAAGGTGAAGAAGATGAGCCAGATGAAGAAGAAGAGCAATTATCTGGAATAGAGAAAGCTATAGATATAGCAGAAGATAGAATTGTTCCTAAAGCAAAATCTGGAATATTCCCAAAAGAAATAGAAGAAAGACTAGAGCAGTTTACACCACCAGAACAACCAAGTTTATTAGAAAAATCAGAAACAAATCAAACAGAAAGTTTATTAGGTAGAGAGGAATAATATGGCAATAGAACAATTAGGTGAATCTTTACTAGCTCAAGCTAGAAGTAAAAATAAAAAAGCAAAAAAGAAAGCTAAATTATTTACAGGTCTTATGTTAGGTGTTCAAGGAGCTAACTTATTATTACGAAGACAAGCTAAAAAAAGAGCAGATGAGTTTTGGAAAAGTAACCAAGGAGTTCTTAATCAAAGAGCTTCTCAATTTGAAGAAGGTGTAAAGTTTTGGGACGGTCACAGAAGTTTAATGAAAACTTATGGCTCTACAGGACAAGACGATTGGAAAACTGCTAAGAAACAAGAGCTATATGATGATTATATTAAAAGAGATTTAGGAGGAGTAAAACCTACTACTGCTACAGACTTAGCAAACTTTAAAAAGAATGTTGATTCTAAAATTAAAGATGATTTATTAGCATATGAACAAAAATTAAATTCTTATAGTAATTTTAAAAACATTTCAACTACTGCAAGAGAAAAATCTAAAACGGCTTATGTTAATATTTTACGTGATAAACTAGAAAAAAGTGCTGATACAATTACTAAAAATGATAATGTAGGAAATTGGCTACTTTCTCAAGTGGGTATTAGAAAAAAAGCAGATATGCAAACTACTAATATATTAGGAGGAGGGTCTATCTTAACAGCAGGTGGTTTATCTTCAGAAGAAAGAAAGCAATTATTAAAAGACTTTGAAGAGTCTGCTTTATTAGATAAAGATATAGCTGAAGCAAAAGTTATGTCTCAATATCAACCTATGACACAAGAAGAAATACAATCTTACATGCCTAAAGGAACTACTTCTGTAAAACCTATAAATAGTCATGCTACTTCTTTTGGAAAAGCTTTGTCAGAAGACCCTACTAGAAGACAAGAAAGTTTATTAAATGAATATAGATATACATATAACGAAAAAGAAGGACAAACTGTTAGAAAAATATATGAATCTATTGCAGAAGAAAGTATACAAAAAGCAACAATTTTTTATAATGATGTACTTACGGTTTCAAGAGATTTACAATTAGCATATGAGGAAGACCCTAACACAACTGATGTTAAAGATGCTGAATATTTTGTGGATTTAGCAGTTAAAGAAGTTATTGGCACAACTTCAAAAGATAGAGCAGGAGAAAATTTTAATCTACAAACTACAATGATATCAGTAACTGCTAGTAACGGAACAACTGCAGAAGTACCAGCAGGTGCTATTGTTTCTCAATTTGAAAATATTGAAACTAAAGAAGAAGCAATGAAAGAGTTAAATGTTTATAAAGAAATGGCTAAAGGACAACCAGAACTTATAAATTATTTAGAAAAATTAGTTAGGGATATGTTTAAAGATAAAGAACCTAATCCATTAGCTAAAGGCTCTTCTTTTTTTCAGTACAATAAAGAATTTATGAAAAATCCTTTAGGCGGTTAAATTATGGAAGTAAGTGAAATTTTATTTAATAGAATTAAAACTCTTCAAGATTTACAGACTTCTGAAAATACTGAAACTGAAGAAGAAAAAAGAAAAAGAGAAGAAGAAGAAAGAAAAAAAAGAGAACAAGAACTTTTAAATTCTTTACAAATATCTCAGGAACAAAAAGAACCTGTTGAAATACTAGAAAAAACTTTACCTTCATCAGAGCAAGAAAAATCTTATGTGTCTGATACTTTATTTAATAAAATAAAAGTGCTTGAAGAGCAAGAAGATTTAGATGTTGACTATACTAAACTAAGCGATAAAATAAGTACAACTAGAAAAATACAGTATGGTGCTAGGCAAGAACCTATGATTGCTGGTAGTGCTTTTAGACTTTTAAAAGCTGGAGTAGCTGCTATTTCTCCTAATGAAACTTTTAACGAAGCTGTAAAGAGAATAGAATCTGAAAGACAAGAAGAAATATTAAAAGATTATCCAGAGTTTAGAGGTAAAAAAGAAGACTTAACAGTCGTAAGTGGAAGAATGGGTACTGCTATTTCAGACCCTGTTACTTTTTTTATTCCTTGGGCTAAAGTTGCCAAAGCTGGTAAAATAACTAGTATGGCTACTGGAGCTGCTGTAGCATCTACAGATGCAGCGTTACGTGAAAAAACTTTATACGGAGATGTAAGTCTTGGATATGTTGGACTTAGTGCTGTATTAGGAGGAGCAAGTTCTGGATTAGGAGATGTTGTAGCTAGAAGATTAAATGTAAAAAGTAATCCAGAAAAAGTATTAACTATTGATGAAAAAGGTAATAAAGTATTACAAGATTTAAAAAGTACAGACTTACCTATGGTAGGTCCTTTACCTAAAGAAATACAAGAATCATTAAAAGAAATTTCAGAAGAAACATATATTATTAGTATGCCTTTCATTAATTCTTTTAAAGATGATGTAAGTTTTTTAGGTCAGAAATATACTGAAAAAGATTTAGCACTTAGTGAAATTCGTAGATTAACAGATGAATTAAAATCAAGTGGTAATATAAAAAAATTAGAAGATATAAAACAAGCTAATATTATACAAGGAAATTTTCCTTTTAGTTTAGATGGTAAAATATCTAATCCTTCTAGAACAATAAAACTTTCACAATTAGAAGTTATAAAAAAGAAAAGAGAATTGTTAGATTATCAAAAACAATTACTTGTTACTCAAAAAGAAATAGATGATTTATTATTTGTAAAGACTCCAAAAAACATTGCAAATGTAGGGTTTGCTTCATTAATACAAGCTCAAAAAGCAGGAGTACTTGAAGGCTCTATGGGAAATAACTTAGTAAGAGCTATGTTACACGAAACAGTTCGTCCACTTATGGGTGCAGGAATTGGAGGAAGCATAGCTTTAATTTCTTCAGATGGTTCAGATGATGATGCTTTAAATAATATGATTATTACTGGAGCTGTTTTAGGTTTTATGGGTAAAAGAATAGAAAACAGTTCTTATAAAATAAAACCTAGTGTAATGTCAGCTTTTAAAAATGAGTCTGAAAAAATTGTTAGAAGAAATTGGAGAACATATTTAAAACAATTATTAGCTGGTGGTAATGCAATGAAGGGTATGGCTATGAGTACACCTGTTCAACAATTTACAAGAGACACTTTAAAAATTCATACAACTAGACTTGCAGCAGATGATGTTGTAGGAGATTCAGTAGAGTCTTTAATGCAAAGCAGTCAAGATTTTTATAGAAAAGCTTTATATGATATTACAGGTCTTGCAGATGATGCTACTGTAATGGCAGCAGGTAGAATAGTACAACAAAAAGACATGCCTTCTACTTCTAAATTTACTTTTTTAGAAAAAGGAGATTTACAAAATAAAGAAGCTTTAAAAATGGCTAACAAGCTAATTTCTTTAAACAACTCTTTTGAAAAATATGTTTCTAAAACAGGAGTTATTTATAGAAAACAAGAAGCTTATGGTCTTACTCAAATTATAGACGAAGAAGCTGTTAAAAGATTGGGTAGAGAAGAAGCTATTGAAATATTATCAGGTTCTTTTAAAATACAAGCTAAGAATAGTCCTACAAATCCTAGGAATATAACAGATGAAAAAGCTAGAAAAATTGCAGAAAATTATTTAAACAAATCAGATGCTGTTAGAAGACAAGCTATTATAGATTCAGATGAGTTAGAAAAACAAATATCAAAAACTGTTAAAGGAGCTGCAGGTAAAGCTGATGAAGGTACTCTTATTAGTAGTGCTAGGTTTTTTCAAAATGAAAGAACTTTGTACGACCAAGAAGCTAGAGCAGCAGCTAAAAAATTATTTATTCAAGACCCGGAATATACTAACATTCAACTTTTTGAAAATACCATTCCTGTAGCAGAGTTTGCTAGAAGATATGGTCCAAATGGACAAGGATTAAAAAAAGTAGTTGAAGATATTAAAACATATTATAGTAAGTTTGGAGATATAACAGCTAATAACGGTTTAAAAAATTTAGTTCAAACCGATATAAAACAAGTATCAGATACTGTTAATTCTCTTTTTAAAGTTCACGGAATAAGTTCTGCAAGAGGAGGGGAAGGACTTAAAACTACTGTATTAGCTTTACAAACTTTATTATCTACTACTAAACTTACAAAAGTTGCACTGCCTTCTTTAGGAGACACTATTCAAGTAATGAATAATAGCGGATGGAGTGCAGCTTTTAATTCTTTTGTATTACAAATGAGACAGAAAGGATTAACTGCAAGTAAACCTTCTGCTTCTTTAGCACAAAGAACCTCTAATGATTATGATGGTTTGTTAGGAAGAACATTTACAAATAGAAGATATAATGGTGCTTTACAAAGAGAACTTAGTGATTTTTCAATGTCAGGCACTACTCAAAATCAAAAAAGACTTCTTAAATTTCAAGAAAAGTTTTTTGAGACTGTGCAGTTAGGACGTATTACTAGATATGCTAGAGAGTTTGCTTTTGATGCGGGTGCTTTTAGAGCTTTTGATTTAGGCAAACAAACAAAATTTAGTACAGTAAGGAAAAGAGAACTAAGCGAATTAGGGTTAAGTGTAGCAAATGTTAAATATTTAGGTAAATTTAAAAGCATGGACGAAGCTTATGCAGATGCTGCAGGTAAAGTATTTTTAGAAAGAGCAGGAAGAAAAGCTTCTGCTAGAGATGCTATTATACCTGAATTTGGAAATAGAAGATTATTTTCTCAGTCTAATGACCCAATGATTAAATTTGCAGGTAGTTTTTTATCTTGGGCGCAAGGTAAAGCACAACAAACAAATGGATTAGTTAGAAGAATAGAAGACGGAGATGCTAAATTAGCTGTTTTAATAATGGCAAGTTTACCTATGTATGCAACTATAAGACAAGCTCAAATAGGAATGAACCCTAATAAAAAATATAGAGATGAAATGGGTAAACCTTTTGAAAACGAAGAAAACTTTAAAAAAATGATTGGAGATACAGTTATGTTTTCTGGTAATGTTCCTTGGTGGATAGATAAACTTGTTCAAAATATTAGATATACACAATCTAGTGCTATAGAAAATATATATCCTATTGTAGGTTTATTACAAGATTTTATATCTGGAGCAGTTGATGTAGTAACTGGTAAGCCTAGAGAAGGAGGAGTAGAGATTTTTGAAACTGTAACTCCTTTTGGTAAGGAACTTACTAGAAGAGAAGAAGTAGGAGAAGCAATAGGATTAGATAGTAGTATTTATGAAGAAGCTAAAATACAAGATAAAGATATTATAGCTAGACCAACTTACGCAACAGGAGGACTAGTAGAGGGTAAAGACGATGTACCCTACACAAAAGAAAATCCAGCTAATAGAGTTGACCCTTTTACAGGACAACCTTACTCATCACAAATGGAGGAATTAGGATTAAATGTTTTTCAAGAAAAATAATAAATTAGATATAAAACTTTGCAAAGCTGAAATAAAGAGACACGAAGGTGAAGTGTTAGAAATTTATATGGATAGTCTAGGCTATAAAACTTTAGGAGTTGGACACCTTTGCCAACCTAACGACCCGGAATATGATTGGGAAGTTGGTACACCTGTTACCCAAGAAGTTGTAGACATGTACTATGAGGATGACTTTGAAAAGCACTATAAGGAAACCATACATGTCTTTGGAAGCGAGGAAGACTTTGAAAAGTTACCAGAAGTTATACAGAGAGTGTTAGTCAACATGTGTTTTAATCTAGGTGGTACAAGACTTTCAAAGTTTCGTAACATGTTAAAAGCTTGTAGAGAACATAACTGGAAAGAGATGTCTATACAAATGCAAGACAGTCGTTGGTATGGACAAGTTGGTAGAAGAAGTAAAGAATTACAAGAAATGGTATTAGGAGCCTGAAATGAAAGGATTATTAAAAAATATAGTTGGAGCTGTTGCACCTACATTAGGTACTGCCTTGGGCGGACCGATGGGAGGAATGGCAGCTAACATGATATCAGAAGTGTTAGGTGTTCCTAATACTCCAAAAGCTATAGAGAAAGGAATAGCAGAAGCTACACCTGAACAAATGTTAGAACTTAAAAAAGCTGAACAAGCTTTTGAAGTACAGATGAAAGAGCTTGAAGTAGATGTGTTTAAATTAGAAACACAAGATGGACAAGATGCTAGGAATAAGTTCAGTAAAGACTGGACAGCCCGTATCATGGGCATAGCTGTTGTAGGTGGTTTCATGGGATACATATTCCTTGTCACTCTACAACCACCAGAGCAGAACTCTGAAGCTCTTATAAACCTTGTACTTGGATACCTTGGTGGCTTGGCAAGTGCTGTTATATCTTTTTACTTTGGAGCTTCTAACACTTCTAAAGACTAATGGATGTAGTTCAAGTTATACAAGAGTTAGGTTTTCCTATAGCTGCTGCTGTAGGTTTAGGTATGTTTGTTTGGAAATTAATCAACAGAATTATTGATGGTATGGAAACAAAACTAGATACTCTTGATGATAAACTAAATGGTTCGTTAGATAACTTAGAAGATAGGTTAGGTACTAAGTTAGATTCACAACATGGCATACTTGTTGCATTAATAGATAGAGTAAGAAGCTTAGATAATGAAATCATAAGACAAGATACTATGATTAAAACTATACTAGGTGTGCCACAATTAATTAACAGTGATAAGATAGCAAAAGCAGACAGAGATGACCAACGAAAAGATTGATAAGAAAATATTACAAGTAGTTAATCTTTCTCCAAGTGAATCTTGGATAGAAAAAATTGTAGATATACATCCGATGAAACAAATTACTGTAGCTTCTATTGTACAAGTAGCAGTATTTGGATTTATGTTATTTATGTTTTGGATAAACGATAAAGCATTATGAAATTAAAACCAACATTTAAAAGTGAAAAAGCTTCAAGGAACTGCAAGTTTTGTATGTTCTTTTGGACTATGTTAATTATGTTTTGGTCTGTAGGAAGTATTGCAGATGAGATAGTATTTAAGTTTAAGAGTCCTAGCTTTAACGGTGTGAACACTAGCTCACATTATCTTACTATTCAGAATCAAGAGTTCAACCGTAAGGCAGCTCTTAAAGCAGAGATAAAAGCTTTACAAGACCAGATAGAAAGAGATAAAGAAAATACAACTCTAGCAAGATTTATAAGAAACTTAGAGTCAAGAATATACTCACAACTATCAAGACAGTTAGTAGAAAACTTGTTTGGTGAGGTTCCTTCTGATAGTGGTACATTAACTTTAGAAGGCAATACAATTGTTTATAACGTGGAAGATGGAATAATAACTTTAACTATAACGGATAGTGATGGCAATACAACGACTATATCTTTGCCTGTTGGTAACTTTTACTTTCTAGTTGTGCAGTAGTACAAGAGAGTGGAGATTTAGTTTTAACTAAAAAAGTCCAGTCTAGTTCTACATTAGATTTACAATCAGAAGAGTTAAGGAATTTACCACCAGCACAAATAAGACCAACGATAGCTATATACCCTAATAGCTTTAGAGATTTAACAGGTCAGAGAAGAAGCAACAGTACCTTTGCTTTGTTTAGTACTGCTGTAACACAAGCACCTGAAGCTTTTCTTATTAGAGCTTTTAAGCATACAGCAGGTGGAAAGTTTTTTAGAGTTGTAGAACGTGTAGGTTTAGATGACCTAACAAAAGAAAGACAACTCATACGTAGTACACGTAAAGATTTTAAAGAAGATAATAAGATGCAACCACTATTATTTGCAGGGTTGTTAGTCCAAGGTGGAGTAATTAGTTATGAAGCTAATTTAAAATCTGGAGGTAGTGGTGCAAGATACCTTGGTATAGGTACAAGTAAACAGTTTAGGGAAGACACAGTTACTATATCTTTAAGGTTAGTATCTGTATCTACCGGTGAAGTTCTTATGGAAACATTAGTATCCAAAAGCATTTTATCTACAAGTGTTTCTCAAGATGTATTTCGTTTTATTGAGACTGGCACAGAGCTAGTAGAAATAGAGGGTGGTATATCAGAGAACGAAAGTGTTTCAATAGCTTTACAAAAAGCTGTAGAGACTGGAGTATTAAATATAATCAATATTGGAATAGAGAGAGGCTATTGGAAATATGAACAAAATAAAATTATTAAGCCTAGTTGTGATGACGAGTGCATCGCTGCTATACGGGGCTGACAACGAAATATACATAGACCAATCAGGTGCTACGTTTAATCTAGATGCTGAACAGTTAGGTTCAGGTAACATCATAGGTGGAGCAGATGCAATTGCTGGTACTATGACTGCACTAGACTTAGATGGTGGTACACAAACTATTGATATTAATCAAATAGGTTCAAACAATAAGTTCTTAGGAGATATTACTGCTGATAACTTTGTAGGTTTTTGGGAGTTTGATGGTTCTACTAACGTGTTTAATGTACAGATAGACCCTACTAATACTTATGGTGCTGATGGTTCTAATGTTAATGTAGATGTAACAGGTGGTACAAACACTTTTACACTTGATTTAGCTACAACATCTTTAGCAAGTAACGCAGATATTGATTGGATTATTAGTGGAGATGGTAACACTTTTGATTTTAATATCAATAACGCTGATGCAACAAATGATGTAAATGTAGACGGTGACGATAATACTCTAAACTTTACAGGTCAAGGCTATGCAGGTGGTTACTTTAAGTTAAATCAAACAGGCAATTCTAGAACATTTAACATACAACAACTGAGTACTTTAGACAATGACTGGTTACAAATTACATCTGATGGTTCTAGTGGCACTATTTGTGTCATTCAAAACGATGGGGGAACAGCAGTCGGTTGCTAATATAGGCAACATAACTGAACTAAACGGAACAGGTAGAGTCGTAAGAGACAAAACTTTTCAAGCTTCTCTAGCATTAGACATCAACAGCTACGATAATGTCCAAACTTCTAACGGGAGATTGGGCATTACTTTTTTAGATGACAGTCAAGTTAGACTTACTGAACATTCTGAATTAATTATAGATGAATTTATCTATGACCCAGACCCTTCTAAATCTAAGATGGCACTTCAGTTCGCCAGTGGTACTGCAAGATTTATCACAGGTAAGTTAGCATCAATAGATAAAGAAAATATATCTATACAAACTCCAAGTGCTACGATTGGTATTCGTGGTACAGACTTTACTGTAACTGTAGATGAGTTAGGTAGAAGTTTAGTTATATTATTACCAGACGATGACGGTCTTCCAAGTGGAGAGATAGTTGTCGCAACAGCTATGGGACAGGTAGTTCTTAACAAGCCTTACCAAGCTACAACAGTTTCTATGTTTGAAACTAAACCAACGAATCCCGTTATCCTTGACTTAACCCTAGAGTTAATTGATAACATGTTAATTGTAAATACACCTAGGGAAGTAGAACAAAATGAAGGAGAAGATGGAGGGAGTAATGTTAGTAGTCTTGATGTTGACTTCCTTGAGTTTGATGATTTAGAAACAGACTATCTTGCAGAAGACAGTTTAGAGTTTACAGAGTTAGACATTAATTATTTAGATGTAAACTTTCTTGAAGACTTGTTAGACATTATAGAAGATGTCAATGAGCTAGACCAAACTTCAACAATTTTAAAAACTGATATAGATTTAAAAGGTACTAAGATTGGGTACGATAGTGAGACTCAGATAAATACTTTTATGACTGATAACGTCATAACATTTTACAAAGCTTTAGAAGATACTATTAAATTAGATTTAGATAAATCAAATGCTTATACTATTGTGATGATACAAAATGGTAAGAGTACACAGATAGTTGTCAACGGTGGTGGTAACTCTACCATAACTATAACGCAAGGAGACTAACATGAAGTGGGCAATTACCTTATTAACTCTATTAACTTTGCCTCTCCTCTTCAACAGTGTACCATTAGAAGTACTAAGACTCAAAACCTTTGATGCTCTTGTCACAACTCCAGAACCTACCGGATACTTTACAATCCTCAATATTGACGAACAATTCCTAGATGAACAAGGTGGATATCCCCTGCCTAGAGAAACACTTGCAAAGATTCATAACGATATAATAAACAAAGGTGCATTAGGTGTAGGATGGGTTATGTTATTTCCACATCCAGATAGAATGGGTGGAGATGATGAGTTTTCTAAAGCCTTACAAAGCTCTCCAAGTGTTATAGCTATGCCAGAAATATCTAATGGTGTTTATCCTAAGACACATGGTACAGTTATCAAAGGACCAATAGTATCTTTACCAAAAGCTCAAGGCTTTTTAGAGAACATAGAACCTTTAAAACAATCAGCTAGTCAAGGTGCTATATCTGCACCAGTAGATGTAGATAATTTAGTAAGGCGTATACCTTTACTACAACAAACTAATAATGGGTGGGTTGCTTCGTTTGGAACAGAAGTTTTAAAAATACTAGGAGGTGGTCGAACTTATCAGATTGTCACAAATCTGAATGGAATTGAACAGGTTAGAGTTAGAGGCATTCCACCCGTTTCTACAGATAGTCTTGGTCGTAAATGGATTAGTTGGGTTGATACACCACAGACAACACTATCTGAAATGAATGTAGAAGGTAAGTTTGTCTTTGTAGGTTTTACTGCCAAGGGTATATCACCACAACTTGCAACACCTATAGGTCTATTAGAACCACATAAAATACAAGCAGCTCTATCAGAAAGTATGTTGATGGATACACCACAGATACCAGACTATAGGTTGTTTGTTGAACTATTATTATTAATAGTCTCAGGCTTACTCACAGCTCTTCTAATAAAGTATCTAGGTATCACTAAGGGTGTTATATCATTCTTAGGTTTGTTCTCTTTTATGGGATATATGGAGTATCACTTTGTAAGCTATAATATCTTGATAGACTTTACATGGTCTCTAATAAGTATGACACTTATTGCTACCTTACAATTCTATTTAAACTTTAGAACTCAATACAAACTTAGACAACAAATTAAGAAACAATTTGAACATTACCTTGACCCAAGACAAGTCAAACAACTACAAGATAATCCAGAGCTTCTGAAGTTAGGAGGAGAAAGAAGACGTTGTACGTTTTTATTTACAGACGTTAGAGGCTTTACAAGTTTATCAGAACGATTAGAGCCTGAAGAAGTTACAGAGATTATGAACAAAGCTTTGACGATACAAGCTGATGCAGTTAAAAAGTATGACGGTATGGTGGATAAATATATTGGTGATGCAATGATGGCTATCTTTAATGCACCAATAGATGTTGAAGAACACGAGACCAAAGCCATCCAAGCAGCATTACAAATCCACCGAGATATGGCAGAAGCCAAACTAGGTATTGAAATAGGTATAGGTATAAATACAGGAGAGGCAGTAGTTGGTAATATGGGAAGTGATACAAGGTTTGATTACTCTGCTATTGGTGATGCTGTTAATCTAGCTGCAAGGCTAGAGAGTTCTACTAAAGAAGTAGGAGAGGATATAGTAATTGGGTACACCACAGCTATGAACTCTGATATACCCACTAGGTATCTAGACCCTATAAAAGTAAAGGGTAAGAAAGATGAGATAGTTATCTATACTACTTTAGAACATTAAGTTCTCTTTGAAAATAATCATGTAGGTTTTCTAGTTTAGCTTTACCATTTCTAATAATAGTTTTCATCAATGGTCTATCATCAATAGGAAAAACCTCATCAACCATATTCTCTGGTAACATACTAAACTCTGTAACTATTTTATTATCTCTAGTCAAAAGTATTTTGAAACTAACTAGGTTAGCTTCGTCCTTATTAATCATGGGACTCCTCTAAATTTGTAAATTTAATATTGTCCTGTCTACCTCTTAGCCCTGCCTTCATATAGGTAGTAGCCCTACCTTCAAAAAAGTTCTGGTGTTCTACTCCGGTTACTTCATCAATCCAACCAAGAGGATTTTCTCTTTGGTCATAGTTAGTCTTAAGACCTAGTTGAAGTAATCTTCTATCTGCTATGTATCTATTGTAAGCATACATATCTTTTTTAGTTAGTCCTTGTATATCTCCCATATCAAAAACTAAATCTAAAAACTTATCTTCAAGCTCTACCATGTGTCTACATATTTGATATAGCTCTGCTTTAAAATCATCTGTCCATATTTCTATGTTCTCTTTTATAAACTCTCTAAACAATTTAGTCATAGCTTCAACGTGCATAGACTCGTCACGGATAGAGTAAGTAACTATCTGTCCCATACCTTTCATCTTACCGAACCTTGGAAAGTTTAAAAGAATAGCAAAGCTACTGAACAACTGTAGTCCTTCTGTAAAAGCTGAGTAGACTGCTAAAGTTTTTGCAATGCTTTCTTTCTTAGCTTTAGAAGGTTTAAAGTTACCAACATAATCATGCTTGTCTGACATCTCTTCATACTCTGCAAAAGCTTTGTACTCTATCTCAGGCATTCCAACTGTATCAAGTAACAAGCTGTAAGCATGTTGATGTATTGATTCCATGTTTGCAAAAGAACCCATCATCATTCTAGCTTCTGGCTTTTTAAAGATAGGCATATACTTATCTATATATCCTGCACCTACATCTACATCTGACTGAGTAAACAATCTAAATATTTGTGTAAGTAAATTCTTTTCTATATCTGAAAGTTCCTGCCAATCTTTGACATCTGTATGTAGTGGTACAGATTCAGGCATCCAGTGCATTTGATTCTGTAATACATAGTAGTCAAACATCCATGGATATTCAAATGGTTTGTAGTAATCTCTCGTTGTTAATAAGCTCATAATTCTTCTTCCTTTGGTAAATATACTATTGTTAATGAATTACATTTGGGACAACTCAGGTTAGTCTCCATAATATAATCTTCGTCTTCTTCTATGTCGTGGTCTCCGCCCCATATTAATTGTGTATTACAATGCCAACAGTTCACGGTTATCCCTCACATGCGATACATTCTGTATCTTCTAAATTTATTCTAGGTACTTTAACATTTACATTCTCTACTGTACGAGCAGCATTAGAACGGAAATAGTAAAGCGATTTAAGTTTGTTCATACCATACCAGTGAACATCATTTACGTACTGCATGTATTCATCATGTACTTCTTGAGGTTCAGTTGCTTTAGGTAAAGTAAAGAACAGATTTACAGACTGTGCTTGACACACAAACTCCTGTCTTTTTGCAGCATGTTCAACAATCCATATTTGATTTATCTCATTTGCTGTTTTAAATATTTCTTTCTCATCATCAGTAAGAACATCTAGGTGTTGGACTGAACCATCACTACCAGATATATCTTTCCAAATGTTTTCTAACTCTTGTGCTTTTAATCCTTTAGTTTTTAAAATCTTTTCTAAGTATTTATTTTTAACTTGGTAACTACCGGATAAAGTTTTGTGAGTATAGCAGTTAGCCCTGTAAGGTTCAATACTAGGAGAAGTCCCACTACAGATGATGCCACTACTAGCGTTAGGAGCAATAGCAAGGAGATTAGCATTACGCTTACCACTACCGTGGATATCAGGAGCCTCGCCCCTTTCAATAGCCAACTCTTTAGTTGCTTCTTTTGCCTTTCCTTTAATGTAAGTAAATGCCTTATAGTTAAACCCAGTTGCGTAAATACCTTCGAAAGGGATGTTCCTAGATTGAAGATAAGCATGGAAACCCATAGCACCGAGACCGAGACTCCTTTCTCTATACGCTGAGTAGGCACTCTTGGTAAAGCCTTCCTTACCTTCTTTAACATATTTTTGAAAGCGTTTAAAATTTGCACTGTATTCTCCTAGTTGTGTTGTATCTATTGCATTGTCAATGTAATGTTGTAAAACATTGTCAAGCATGGTTATTAAATCTTGTATAAAGTTATCATCCTTTGACCAGCTATCAAAGTATTCTAAGTTTACAGAAGATAAACAACATACTGCTGTTCGTTCTTCATCAGTTGGTAAAGTTATTTCAGAGCATAAATTACTTTGTCTTATTTTTAATCCTAAATCTTTTTGTGATTTAGATAAAGCATCATTACATGTATCAATATTAACCATGTAAGGTTCACCTGTTTCTGCTCTGGCATTTATAATCTGCCACCATAATTCTCTAGCGTTAATAGTCTTAACAGCTTCGTTAGTCTTAGGGTCTATCAATCTCCAATCTTCATCTTTTTCTACAGCCTGTAAGAAAGCATTGGTAATGTTTATACCGTTATGAAGATTAAGATTCTTTCTGTTTATATCTCCACCTGATTCTTTACGCATGTTAATAAACTCTTCAATCTCCGGATGACTTATGTCCATGTAAGCAGCATAAGAACCACGTCTTGTTGTGCCTTGATTAAAGGCTAACATCTGAGAATCAACTACGTGCATGAAAGGAATTGAACCAGTAGAACGACTGCCATGAGTAGTTGAAATACCGTTGCTCCTAATATCGCCCCAATATCCACCGATGCCTCCACCTGAACTTGCCAACCATATGTTCTCATCATAGTGAGCAGATAAACCACCCCTGCTGTCAGGAACATAATTGAGGAAACAACTGATAGGAAGCCCACGAGTGGTACCCCCGTTACTAAGAATAGGAGTGCTAAACATGAACCAACGAGAGGAAGAGTAGTTATAAAGTCTTTGAGCCAATTCAAAATCTGTCTCACCTTTGTAGGTTGCCCCGAAGACCGAGGCTCTTGCGAATGCTTCTTGTGCATGTGTTTCTCCTTCCCAAAAATATCTATCTTTGAGTGTATCTAAACTAAATTTATCAAATGTTTTTTCTTTATCGTAATCTATCTCTATACCTAGGTAAGGTTTCTTTCCTATCTTATCTTCAACCATTATCTTGTTCCTTGTTGTTTACGTATATTGCTATTATAGCATAGTGTATAATTTTATATAGGTCTAAATTGTTTTTACCGTTCTTTTTTCCAAACCTCATAGCATACTTCATAATGTTTCCAAGACAGAATCCTTCTCCATATCCAGAATCAATTATCATATCTGTTGCTTGATACTTACCATTAGCATAGTGTTGGTCGTATGTATTACCTACGTAAGCTTTTAGTTCATTTAATATTTTATCTTCGTTAAATTTATAATTCACTTTTCCATTCCTCCGGTAATGTTTCTTCACTATACCATTTAAAATTATTTGTCTCTGCCCATTCAGCATGAGTTCTTTTTGTTTTATCTTTCCTTACCTTTGCACCCGGCATTGGAGAGAAAGGTTTCTGAAATAAAAATACTAACTCATAGTTATCAGGTATAGCTTCTCGTATATGTATGTACTTACTATACTCTGCATAGTCCCAGAACCTACCTTTAGCTTCTAGTAAAATTGTTTTACCATCTATAACCTTTACAAAATCAGGTTCGTATTTATGCTTAACAACATAATTAATATTATCCCAATGATGTTTCCATTCTTGTAGTACAGTTTCATGTAGGGTTGCTTCCCATAAACTGTCATACCCTTTAGGAATACCAACCTTCTTTGGTCTGGGTTTTCTTGGTACTCTTCTAGGCATCTAACTCTTCCAAATGAAAGTTATGATTTTGTTTTACTTTTTTATAAAACCATCTAAGACTATAAGCACTTAACATAAATTTATTATTAGCAAAGATATGTGTTTGCTCCGGTAGAAAACTCATGTAAGTTTTTCTTGTTAATCTTTTTAGTATCTTCTCCTTCAGGAACCATAGTCCTTATCCAATCAATAAGTAATCCTTCAGCTTTACGTCTTAATAATTTTGATTTCTTACCACTCATATATTCTTTACCTCTATAACATTAGGAACTTTAGGTACTTGAGTTAGGTATCTATAACCTGTTGAATATTTAAACACTCTTAAACCTTGTCCATCGTTAGCATCTTTATGACAATCAAACTTAAACCTACACCAAGTACAACCTTTTGCAAGTTTCATGTTACCAGACTTTCCATCTGGTTCATCATCATAACATTTATCAGGAGGTGTTGCTAACTTAACAGCCTTTTTAATATCAGTTATTTTCTTTTTGATATTAGGCTTATCAAAATTATCAGGCTTGAACATAGCTAACTCTCCTGACTCTTTATTAAGAGCAAGAAAACCGCCATGAGTAGTTCCTTCTGCTGATTCGTATCCTGCAAGTTGAGCCATATATCCGAATGGGTCATCCTCTGCTAGAGTACCATCTTTAAATTTCTTAAAGGCATAGCTTGAAGCAGTC